CACGACCATTGGATTGACGCAGAGCAAGCCCTTGCCATGAAGTTGATTGATGGTATCTACGAAATGGAAACCCCGTCTTCCACTCCCGGAACGACAGAAGAGATTTATAACTTTTTTAATAACCGGCTGGTAGATCAGCCACCTAAAACAAATGACATGGCATTGATAGATGACATTAGAAGCATTCCGTCTTTCGCAGACAAGACGGATGAAGGTGCGATTGTCGCACACATCAAGAATCTGACAAATTCCGCAACCCGTGCAGACGCATTGGAAAAAGCCAACAAGGAGTACAAAGCACGCATTGAAGATTTGGAAGGCAAGGAAGCTGCCGCCGTTATCGACAAGGCTGTTGCCGAAGGAAAAATCACCAAGGAGCAAGTCCCCGTCTTCACCAATATGATGAAGAGCGACAGAGCCAACACAGAGGCTTTGCTTGCTACGATGAAGCCACAGGCTGCACTCCGCGCGAGCAGCTTCATCAATCCTGACGGTGCTGCCCAAGGCTCGTTTGCCAACAAGACGTGGGATGAACTCGACAAAGCCGGACAGCTCGACACCCTCAAGACCTCTGACTTTGCGTTGTTCTGTGCAAAGTTCCGCGAGAAGTTCGGTGTGGATTACAAGAACTAAGTATTAACCAATTAAAACAATTAAGCAATGGCATTGAACAAAGAAGTATGGCTTAACAGCATTGTCGAGAATTTCTATCCCGACAATTCGTTTGCCACAAAGTCTGTGGATGATTCAACTTTCGTTAGTAACAGAAAGGTACACATCCCAAATGCTGGCGCACCTTCTAAGGTGGAGACAAACCGCACAAAGAAGCCAGCAAGTGTAAGTCAGCGTACTGACAACGAGCTCACCTATGATATGGATGAGTTGACAACCGACCCAATCTACATTCCGAACATTGACATGGTGGAATTGAGCTACGACAAGCGAAATTCAATCCTTGCCAATGACCGTGCCCAGTTGCAGGAATCCGCCCACGTCAACCTTCTCAAGCGTTGGGGTAATGGCGTGAAAACAGACCATATCCTGCTGACTACCGGAACAACCCAGCGCGATGCACACACCTCAAGCACTGCTACAGGAAAGCGCAAGTCTATCTGTAAGGCTGACGTTCTCAAGCTGATGACCGCCTTTGACCAGGACGATGTTCCTGCAACAGGTCGTTTCCTCTTGTTGGATGCGCATATGTACGCTGACCTCCTTGCCGACCTCTCGGAGAGTGACAAGTGGATGTTCCAGAACTCTGCCAACGTGCAGAAGGGTATCCTTGGCAACCTCTATGGTTTCGACATCATGAAGCGTAGCCGTGTGCTCCGTTTGGATGCAAGCAAAAAGGTGCTCGATTGGAGTGCTGAAGGTGCTGCCACTGAGCTTGCTGCTGCATTGGCTTGGCACGAGAAGTCTGTCAGCCGTGCAATGGGTGAGGTCAAGATGTTCGACTCAACGGACAATCCTCTCTACTACGGTGACATCTATTCATTCTTGATGCGCACAGGCGGTGCAGCCCGTCGTTATGACGGTAAGGGTCTGTTCTTGCTTGGCGAGGATACTGTATCTTAAACTTGATGCTTATGTTACCGAGAATTAAGATACAATATATGAACGGGCAATTAGGCACGGTGGGCGAAAGTCCCGACGGCCTTTTTGCCCTCGTATGCGCTGCTGTTTCCGTTGCATCGACCTTTGTGTTGGAAAAAGCATACACAGTACGTTCAATGGACGACTTGTTGGCTTTAGGTGTGACAGATGCAAACAATCCACGCCTGTACAAGCATGTTGAGGACTTCTACAACGAAGCGAAAAATGGCACAAAGCTCATCATCTTCGGTGTTGCCAAGACTGCAAAGATGACAGCCCTTTGCGACAAGACTTCGGGTCTTGTACGCGACCTTATCACATCACAGAACGGTGCGCTTCGCGGTATCTTCATTGCCCGTGATGAAAGTTCCTCATCAACCACCACAACTGATGGTTTGGATGCTGATGTGTTCACCGCATTACCCAAAGCGCAACAGTTGACTGAATGGGCTACCACCGAATTGTACGCACCTCTCTTCATCATATTGGAGGGTCGCAACTATACAGGTACAGCACAGAAGGATTTAAGCAAGGAAACATACAACCGTGTAGGGGTTCTTATTGGCGACACCGTCAGTGGTTCTGTCAATGCCTGTGTCGGCACAATGGCCGGACGCTTGGCGATGCTCCCTGTGCAGCGCAACCTTGGACGTGTAAAGGATGGTGCTTTGTTCCCGACAGAGATGTATATCGGCGCAAAGAAGGTGGACGAAAGTGGCAGCGTGGTAGAAGACCTCCACGACAAACGCTACATCGTGCCTCGCAAGTATGTGGGTAGAAGCGGTTATTTCTTTGCTGATGATAACCTCGCTTGCGACCCGACCGATGACTATGCACAGCTGGCTCCTCGCCGCGTGATTGACAAGGCATACCGTATTGCATACGATACGCTGCTTGATATGATGCTTGATGAGTTGGATGTCAATGAAGACGGAACACTACAGACTGGTATCATCAAGAGCTGGCAGCAGACAGTGGAAAACCGTGTGAACCGTGAAATGACCGCCAATGGCGAGTTGAGTGCGTCAGAAGACGGAAATGGTTGCCTGTGCTTCATTGACCCGAAGCAGAATGTTCTTAGCACTTCCAAAGTAGAAGTGACTCTCAAGGTGCGTCCGTTTGCCTATGGACGCTATATCGACGTGAATTTAGGATTCCTTGTAACTCAAACTAATTGATTATGCTTACCAATACGAGAGAATACGAGTGGTCTGACGTAAATGTAGTAGCAGCCGGAAGACCTATTACCGGACTTCGCGGTGTCAAGTACACCAGCAAACAGCAGAAAGAGGCTGTCTATGGTAGTGGAAACAAGCCACACGCCATTCAGCACGGCAACAAAGAGTATAGCGGAGAACTCACTTTATTGCAAAGCGAGTACGAAGCTCTCAAGGTGTCCGCAGGAGGAGACATCCTGGACATTTCCTTTGATATTGTGGCTTGCTATGGCAACCCGACAAAAGGTGATGCGATGGTAACGGACATCCTTGTCGGCTGTGAGTTTACAGAGGACAACACCGAATGGAAACAAGGTGACAAGTTCCAAGAGAAGACACTTCCGTTCATCTTCTTGGATATGAAATAACAGTGCTCAAACATTATTAAAACAGTGTTCAAATGAAAGTAACTAAAGAACAAATCAAGGAGTGGAAGGAGAAGCACGGAGAACTCTTCCAAATCACAGTGGAGGATAAGAGCTGTATTCTTCGCACACCTACCCGTCAAGACCTCAGCTATGCCAGTGTGGTCAAAGACCCTATCAAGATGTCCGAAACACTGCTGAACCGTCTGTGGGTTGATGGGGATGAGGAAATCAAGACTGATGACAGCCTGTTTATGGCCGTTGTCAACAAGATGGACGAAGTCCTTAAAGTCAAGGAGGCAGAAGTAAAAAAGCTTTAGAGGATGCCGAAATCAATGATGCCGGAGCTGGCGACATCCTCTACTTGAACACCTTGCTCCGCCGTTACTTGCACCTCGACCCGGACACCCTTTGTGATGAGGAATGGGCGTGGACGATAAAGTATCTGAAGGAAATCCGTAAAATGGAACAGAAAGGAAATGGATAGCGTATTGAAATTCTTGATAAAGTTGCAGGCTGACAGTGGGAATGTCCTCACTGTCGCCCGGCAGACTACGCAGCAATTGGATGGGATAATTCGTAAGGCGAACACTGTTGGTGCTCGTTTACGCGAGGCTTTCTCGTTCTCCAATTTCAAGTCCTCTCTGATGTCCATTCCGGGTATGTCGTTCCTTACCAATCCCTACACATTGATTGCTTCGGGCATAGGTGCAGTAACCAAGCTGGGTATGGAAGCCGAAACAACTGCCACCGCCTTTGAAGTACTTGTGGGTAGTGAGGAGAAAGCAGCCGGGCTGTTGAAGCAAATGGACAAGTTTGCTGCCGACACTCCTTTCAACAAACTACAGCTTACGCAGAATGCCCAACAGATGATGAACTTCGGTGTCGCATCTGATAAGGTAATGGGGTATCTTAGTCAGCTGGGTGACATATCGGGTGGTAATGCGGAACGGTTCTCCAGCCTGTCGCTTGTGTTCGGCCAAGTATCGGCCAGCGGCAAACTGATGGGACAGGACTTGCTCCAATTTATCAATGCCGGATTCAACCCTCTCAAGGAACTGCAAGCCATGACAGGCAAAAGCTATAAGGAGTTGCAGGAACTTATGAGTAAAGGAGAAATCACATTTGACCACGTGGCAGCTGCTATGGCAAATGCAACAGGCGAAGGTGGCAAGTTTCACGGAATGATGGAAAAGCAGTCCCAAACGTTGGGTGGCAGATGGAGTACAACGATTGACACTATACAGCAGAAAGCACTCGGTCTTTTTGAAAAAATAAAGGAGCCGTTGGGTGGTTTGCTGGAGTTGGTGAATATGATTATTCCACCGATTGTTTCAGTCTTTGAAATCCTGTTCTCCATCATTGGAGGTGTCATCAACTTTATTTTGAGATTCAAAACGGAGTTGGGGTATTTGGCTGTAGTAGTAGGTGTGGTAACCGTTGCGTTAAAGGCGAAGACCATAGCCCTATATGGACTTGTAGGAGCTGCTAAAATTGCAATCGCTGTAATGAAAGTTTGGGAGGGTGTACAGTGGCTTTTGAACATAGCCATGAATGCGAACCCCATAGGTATAGTTATCACAGTCATTGCAGCTCTTGTTGCAGCTGTTGTTTACTGTTGGAACAAGTTTGCCGGATTCCGCGCATTTATCCTTACGATGTGGGATGTATTCAAAGGCTTCGGTGAGATTATCAAGACCTTTGTCATCGACCGTTTCAAAGAACTGTTGGGCGGACTTGGTGACTTGGGTAATGCTCTCCTCAAATTATTCTCCGGCGATTGGAAAGGTGCAAAAGACTCCGCTCTTTCGGGTTTCCGAAAGTTGAGCGGTGCAGACTCTTCCATCGCAGCTGCAAAGAAGGTCAAGGAACTGTACACCTCAAGCTGGGAAAAGAACTATGCCGAGCAGTCGGCCAAGGATAAAAAGCCCGAAGATAATCCCGATGGTATAACTACCCCCGGATTGGTTGGAAGTCCGGCTGCTCTTACCTTTGGCAGTGGTTCGGAAAACAGCAATGGTAAGGGTGGCAAGAAGACTGCCGAGGCAATAACTACAGGCGGAACTCGCAACACCAGCATCAATATGAACATATCCAAGTTCTTTGATTGCATCAATGTGTATATGAACGATAAGACCGACACGGCAGAGCTGGAGCGTGTGATACTGCAAAGCATCAACCGTTCTCTCGCCATAGCAACAAGTACAGAGCAATGAATCCGACAGTAAAGACAGCAACCCGTTTCGTATTGGAGAATACCGCCCTCAGATTGTTCGGTGGCAAGATTCCTCCCTATTGGCTTTTCCGAAAGACAGAACTTGCCAATGTGGATAGCGAGGAATACAGCCAAATACAGAAAATGTCCGATGAGGAGCTGGAGGATGCCATCCGTACAAATGCGCTCGGTGTCCCTATGCAGATGCCTCTTCGCTTCAAGCTGGAGGAGGCTGGTGCTGAAGAATGGTTCTTTCCGCTTGAGCCAATGATAAGCCTTACCGGGCAGAACATCATCGTGCGCCGACAGGTGAA